ATCTTGATTGCAAACTTCTTTGGTGTCATCACTGCAAGTTCTTCTAGATTCATAATCTACTCCTGTTAAGCGATGGGGGGAAGCGAAAGGAATATTCTTCCCCCCATCTAATAAAGCAGAGCCAGTGTATAAATGCTGGGTGCAAAACAGACTTACCGTTGGTCTGAACGGATGTATTAAGGCATCACCCTATCTACTAGTTCAAGTATTACTACATATGCACCGTAACCAAACAGACTCCATATAGTTGCAAAGAGAACCATTTCAATGCTATCAGTCTCATACCAAAACTGTTTAATCTTATTCATGCTCACCACCAGCGCCTCTGCCGTAACCACCAAAATACTGTGGGGCTCGTTTTGCAGTTTCAAAGGTTGCGACTGTAATAACTATTGCGGCGAGTAATAGTGCATGAGCAATCATACTGATACCCATAATCCAAAAACTACCAATCCACATACTAAACACAATACACCACATCCATGCAAGCACTTGTAGTACCATGTGTCTCACATTCAAATCTGGAATATGTCTCAATGGATTTCTATCCATATTCATTACACCATTCCAACTATCTACAATAAAACTTCTCACTGGATAAACTCCTTTTTCAAATGTTACCTTTAGAGGGTAGTGTGCATCAACAACATCTTTGAAATCAATAGCGTCATATACATCAGTAAAATACTGAACTACCTTCTGTTCCTTAAAATATCCTGTTACTCTGTACATTGCTCTTTACCAGAACATTCTGCCGGGAAGCAATGGCCCTTCATAAAGTAATGTTCGTTCTCGTAATCAGATTTCCACATACCATCATCCATAAGTCTTTCGCACTGTGTTTCTGAGAACGGCTGTTGCATTGCAATCTGTCCTATATAATTCTCTGTACCAGAACCATCGATTCCCCACATTGTAATTACAAATATAAATTCTTTCATCATCCTGCTTTCATAATTAAGTGGTAGGTTATTCTGTTACTAGGAAACCTACCGAAACCCTATCCGATTATGCTGCTAGAGCAAAATCTTGAGGTGCAAAGTTATCGTTTGCGTTTAGTTTTTTTGGATTATTAGGCATCCATCCCACAGTTCTACTCTTTCCTATTACCATCAGTCGATCCTAGTTCGCCCCCATCATAATTACTTGATTTACCAACACCAGATAGATATCTTACTGGTGTCTTTTCTTGTATCTTAAACAGTTTTATAAAAAACTCTGTTAGTCTATCAAACATATTGTCCTCAAGTAATTATGGTGGAGGCGTTGGGTACTGCCCCCAAGTCCTGTCTAGCTTTCAGATTGTATCAACAAACTGTACTCTATTTATACCATAGGGGGTTTTAGTTGTCAAGTAGTTTTACTATAGAAAGTCCAGTTTCTATGCCTCGTTTTACCTGTTCAAATACGTTACTGTTTACCTGTAGTTCTTTTCCCACAGAAATAAAGCAAGTATACTTGTTTGATGGTATAAACTCCAAGATACTGATAGTACCAGTATCAGGATTGCCAATTATTTCAACACCAGTTTTACTGTCACTTAGGTATCTCATAAAACCAACTTCACCATGTGATTCTAGAAAGTTTTGTTTTACAACATCATAAGGGTCAGTAGTACAAGTTACTGGTTTGTCAGATGTAAACACCTGAGGCGGTTGACTTGGTGTTTCTACCTCTGGTGTAGTATAGTCCTCTGGTGCTGCCAAAACACTCCCACTAAACAGGAGCACCGATAACGGCAGGGCTTTCATCCAATTCTTCATTTTCTTTTTCCCATTGCTCTGTGAACATATCAATGGTTTCGATAAGGGGTTGCAGATATTCGTGCTTCTCTTTAACAAACTCTTGAACTAGTCCATCTTCTGTTACAACAAGAATTACAATCTGATTGATTTCAATTCCTGTTCGTTCTTCAAACATTTCTGCATAGGCTGATGCCTGCATATAATATTCAAAATTGTAGTCATCTTTTCTTTCAGAACGTGAAGTCTTAAAGTCAATGATTGAGGGAACACCGTTCCATTCAGCGATACAATCCACTCGCCCAGCAAGTCGATATTTCTCACTCCACAACCCACATTCTTGTGCGAAAATATTATTTATACTTTTTGTCAGAGTAGGTTTTAGTTGCGAGAACAAACACCAAGGCAGGAACTTCTGTTCCTCTTGAATAACCTCTTTGTTATTAAGAAAATCTTCACACATATGGTGAACAGCAGTTCCACGGCCTGCGGCAGTTCGCATGATGTGATTGGCAACATCGTTACCCACTCTTTCACGCCACTTTGCAAGGCCTTGTTGTTTCTCTTTACGAACACCCAATACGGTTGTAATAGAGGGATAGAACCCTGTAGGCGTATCATAGAAACGCTTACGCTTGATAGTTTTAGTTGATACCTCTGGGATATCTACTGGTACATGATTAAACATAATATAGTCCTTGTATTAGTTAGTAATAAAAACCCACTGTACGCCATTCTCACTTGAATTACCTACACGAAAGTTGCCTGCTTTGCTCCAATCAATCTGTGCAAGACTGACATCGTTAGTTCCAAAATTTGCAATTTCCTGTGTATTCTGCGAACTGTGAACTACATTATCTGGCACATCTTCTTTATTAAGATAATGTGCGCCTACACCCAATGCAGCAATAATTGCTAGTATTTCCATAATCTATACTCCTTTAGTATTTACTTTTTACCACCACGGCGCCACTGGTCAGTGGCTGGAACACGAATCATTCTCTTGTTCGTTTCGTTCTTGTTTGGATTAGGAATAGTCAACATGACATTCTTGCCCCTCATAAATGCAGCGAGTTGATTTGTAATCCTCTCACTGCTCTGCATATAGTCTCTGCGAGTTGCTTTGACAATATCTCGTGCAACACATCTACGTTCACCTTTAGAAGTTTGTGTGCTTCTTGACTTCTTCTTACCCATTATTCATCACCTTCTGTTTTAATCTTACTGATAAGGTATTCTTTAACCATACCAGAACGAACAATATCACCAAGTGTAAATTCGATATTTGCAAAAGAGTCCATACCTCTTAGAATTTTCATAAAGTGTTGCATTCCGGCCTTATCAATATTCTTCTGCAAATCACTTTGAAAGAAATCACCACAGAACATAATTTTTGAATCCATACCCACACGAGTAATGATTGTATCCAGTTCATGGAACGTCAAGTTCTGTGCCTCATCCACAATGATGATTGCATTATCTAATGTTATACCACGCAAGAAGGAAGTTGTCAAGAACATTAACGAACCTTGATTCTTTAGTCTGTCATACAACATACTGAAGGCCTGTTCATTCGGTTGTTCAAACATGAACTTTACCATATTCTGGTAAGGAACTTGGAACAACGCTGTCTTATCTTCTTCATCGCCTGGCAAGAACCCAATCTCACGAGTTGGAACTGCACTACGAACAATATAAACACAATCAAACTTTGTTTCGTTTCTCAACACTTCTTGCAATGCAAGATATAACGTAATAAATGTTTTACCTGTACCAGCCGCACCGTACAAGAAAAGATTCTTATCGTTCTTATATTCTTGAAAGGCACGTTTTTGATTATCAGTAACAGAACTAACTGTTACCATATCATCAATACGAATGTCTTTTGCTTTTGCCATTAATTGCTTCTCCACTTATGTCGATGTTTGTCTACCACCTGTTTAGTCTTAACATCCTTAATAGACTTTTTTGCATACCTATCTGCAAGTGGACTATCTGGGTGGGCATCTGTAACTTTATTAAGAACCTCTTTCCAACCACCGTCAGTTTTACTATCAATTGAACCTGTTGTTGAAACAATTCCAAATGGTGTTGGTAGTTGAGATATATGAGGATTCTTTTTTAAGAGTTCTTCTCTACGAGAGTTGCTGATAAAATCATCAAACTCCTCACCTGTCTCATCATTTTTAAATCTATATGTCGGCATTATCTATTTTCTCTTCACTTAGTTCTTTGATCCTATTTAGGAGTCCATAGTAAGAGGCTGTCATATCCTTTAAATCTTCTCTTAGAAGATTGTTTTCTGATTGTAATGCACCAATTTTTGCCCTCAAATCAGGCAACTCGTAATTTTGTACTGTCATACCAATAAGGCCTTTCTCTTTCTTTCCAAGTAGCAAAACGCTTCTTGGCAACATTGTAAAAGTTACGATATGCTTGAACACTATCATCCTTTACCATACACTCAGGAAACTGTTTCATTGCCTGTGGTACAGGTGTATGCCCCATAATACTAGATGGCATATTCTTTGGTGGCTCACGCAACATATCCCAATAATCTTTTGCACCATGTATTTTATTGTAGCGATGTTCGTACTCATTACAACATAATATGTAGTAAGTAAACATCATAGAATAGTTCTCACGACACAGACGAACCCACTTGTTAGTAGGATGATTGACATGAGAAGCCTTGAATAAGATTTTCTCCATCTTTCTGTCTGGGTGTTTCCATCGTTTGATTCTTGCACCATTTTTAGTTCTATCAATATACTCTGTGCCGTCCAAAACACGATGTGCCGTACAGAGCATTTGTTTGTACTCTGTTGGCATCTTTACAATATGTTTGTCACAATGGTATTCAATAGACTTGAAAGGGTCTTCATCTAACCAAAATAAATTCATTCCACTCGCTCCCACCGATAAAAGATATGGTCTTCAATCTCTATTGTTTTAGTCTTTGTCTTTGCCCACGCTGGTGATACATAGTCTGCATGATAGTGTGTTGCACCCTCTGTAATATCCAGTATTTGTAGTGTATCAGAAACAATACCCTTTGTCAACAGATATATGTGATTCCAAGTTTCTGTATCATATATCTTATCAGATTTACCATCACAATACCAAGAGAACTGACAACGATGCCTTACAGGTATCATTTCGCCAGTACCCTTCCAAGTTGGACGATGCGGCCCTTCCTTTACTACACCACAAATAGTGTTTGGAAAACGAGGGTCATTTACACGATTTATCGTTACTGATATAACCGCCATCTGTCCAGCAGTTGGTTGGTTTCGTGCTTCATGGTACACGTTGTCGGCGAGACAAATCGCCTCTTCGACAGCGAAATTTTCCATTTGTGGTATCGTCACATCATCTGCAAAGGATGGTTCTGCGGCGATAGACAGGAAAGACAGCATCAATTCTTTAATCACTTGTAAGTATCTCCATATTAGTTAGCGATTCTTCCGAATCCATTTCATGTTGATTGTTCACAGACTCGTCAAGTTCTTTCCAAGCCTTGGTTGAACGTATCTTTGATAAGAGTATCCTATCCTTACGCAGACGGTTCATAATAATCTTATTCGCCTCTTTGTCTGAATACTCCAATAAAACATATGCACGATACTGTGTACCATTAGCAACCACTGAACTCTCAGAAACTTTGTAACCAGCAACATCTACATCTGCAATGATGTTTTTAGTTGCCTTCTCTACTTCTGATAGAATAGAAGTATCTGTTTCTTCTGAACCAATCTTTGCAACAAAACTTTTGGTTTGAGAACGAACCCTACCATTAATCCTGTCTGCAAGAGTTGTCTTTGCATTCAACACTGCAATATCTACAGTCAATTGCAAGTCTGGTGTGACAGCAGTTCCTACAGAATAGATTGCAGTCTCACTAGTTGGTGGTTTCAAGAACCACTTAGGCATAACCTCAATCTGATCGACTACGGCCTGTGCCTTGTATTCGTATACCTCTTTGGCAACGATACTTTGTGGTGGTA